TGGATGTTATTGCGACCGTGATTAGAAAAATTAACACTAATACTCCAACGAAAACAAATAAAAGAATAATTAGTTTGTTATCAGAAATTCATGGTTGGGGTTTTGGATATGATAACAATAGTAATCAAATAAACGTTAGTAAACCAAATGCTGGTTTTACTTTAAAAACTTATAACAATTCATTTAAATATATAGATAACGATGGCTTAAATTGTTTTGCATATTTTATATCCGACATAGTAGAAAAAAATATTTTTTTTAAGTTTAAATCAATAAACAGAATACATTGGAATTGGTATAATCCAGGTAGTAAAATGGAATTTCATTCTGATGAAAGTTTAGATAAGTTTTTTTCAATTGTTTATAATTTACACACTAATGATGGTGGAACAGAGTTTAGTGTAAATGATAAAAATACTTTTTATAATTCTATTGAATCTGAAGCTTTGTTTTTTCCAAGTAAAATACAACACAAGGCAGTAGCTCCTACAAAAGATTTTAATAGATTTTCTTTAAATATAGTTATTAATATATAATATGAAACTGGTCTATTCTATTCCAGGAAAAATTTGGTGTATACATAACTTTTTAGATTATAACTCATATAAAGGTATTCATAATGCCATAATCAAAGAACGAAAAAAGATTAATTTAAAAACTACTAAGGGACTTTGGAACGAAAGTTTAATAACTAATATAAATCCTCCAGATAGAGTTCAAGTAAGTAATTATAAACCTTTTGACAAATTAAAAACATTAGTTTCACACAATGTATATTTTAAATTACAAGATGTAGACTATATGTCTACAACTATTCATTACATGAAAAAAGGTGCAGGTATAAATTGGCACAATGATGGTGATTGGAAGTATGGAGCAACTTACTACATAAATAGAAGATGGAATAAAAATTGGGGTGGTGAGTTTATGTTTTCTAATGAAAATGGTTTTAGTTTTTTACCTTATGTGGGTAACTCTTTAGTTATCGTTAAGGCTCCAATTCAACATAAAGTAAACCCCGTCTTGAGTCCAATTATACCTAGAATTTCTGTGCAAATTTTTATGAAATAAATTAACTAGGTCTTTCACCTAATCTAGCTATTTTTTCTTCTGGGGTTTCTGCAGGATTTCCTTCCTCATCCACAACATTATCGTTGTCCCATTCACCTTGTAAGTAAGCTAAATGAGCTGCTTCCCATTTGTCCATAAATGGTTGAAAATCTAAACCAGTGCTAGCCCATGTATCGTTAGGAGTTTCGTCTTTAAATTCTACTTCATCTGAAGAATTTGAAGTTTGATATTGAATTGCCCAAAAATTTGAATAATCTGGATTGTTCCAAAAATCATTATCATCTATTGTATGACCAACAGGTTGGTTACCAGAAGCTAATTCTGATTGTTTAATTATTAACTTATCTTCAAATATTACTGTCCAAGTTCCTTTGGCCGCCATTTTTTCTCCTATGTTTTTATAATATAAATTACTGTTAAATATGGTTGTAGCACTGACGTTGAATCTCCTGAAAAGTTAGCACTCATATTGTGTTGGTGAGCACTACCTGAACCTGTTTGGTTTGTTTCTTTGTTTTCAGGAGCCTGACCAGGTAAATCTTGGTCAAGTTGGTTTTGACTCGCAGCTCTACCACCAACGTTCATATTGTGAGAGTGAGCAGCAAGTTGAGCTACTGATAAAGAAGCATTTGCTGTAGTTCCACCGATATTTCCAGTTGCAGCAACTGTGTTAGCACCACCAGTAGATGCTAAAGCTTTGTTATTAGATTTTCCAATTGCTACGTTATCTGCTAAGTTTGGAAGAGTAAAAGTAGTCGAACCATTACCTGCACCATAAGTTGTACCGATAATTGCAAATAACGCAGAGTAAGTTGATCTTGAAACTGCTGCGCCAGCACATTCTAAAAATCCTGTTGGCACAGAGGAATCTGACCATGGAACAATAGTTGCTGTAGGTATACCCTCGATACCTGTAAGATTCGCTCCTGAAAAATCGTATTTCGTTGCTTCGTAATTTGCCATATTATTTCTCCGTGTAAGTCCATCCTACGTTTGAACCAGAATAAACTAATCCAAACGCTGCACCCTCAGTATTAACCACTAAGTCTGCTGTTGCGTTTGCTATTTTAGAACTATTTCTACCAACAGTCAATGCGTTAGAATCAAACGTATATCTTGAATCTACAAAATGAACCTCATCACCAACTGCAGGTGATGCAGGAAGTGTGATTGTATAAGCACTACTACTTGTATCTACAAATAATTTTGCCCCTGCTTGAATAGTTTCAGCAGCAGTAACAGTTCTCCATTTAGCGTACTCACTTGCTTTAACAACATTTGTTCCATCTGAATAAAGAAGATAACAATTACCTTCACAAAGTAAAACTCCAGATCCACTTGCTGTTTTAAAAGTTAATGTGTATCCTGCGTGATCAGTTCCATCTATTACGTTATAAACTTTTTCTATACTATCTGGACATGTAACAGTTCTGTTAGCAGCCAGAGTTCCCGTTAATTTTATTGTGGCATTTCTTGCATTTGAAATTGTTGCGTCAGACATTGCAAGAGTAACATCTGAAGATGCTGCACTTATAGCTTCATAACCTGCAACTGCTTGTTGTACCAGGTTTAAATTTGTATTTGTTTTAGTTCCCCATGTACCAGCGTTTTCACCAGTAGCCATTAATTCTAATTTTAAATCAGATGAAAATGTAGATGCCATAATTTTTATCTCCTATGCAGCGTCAGTATAACTTGTATTTGATCCAGTTGCAACATTAGAATATGATGAATTCGAACCTGTTGATGTATTACTATACGATGAATTAGAACCAGTGTCAACATTACTATAAGAGCTATTTGATCCTGTATTGACATTTGTATAGGCTTGTATTCCAATCGTAGGTTCTATAAAATTAGCTTGTAATCCAGTCAAACCAATTACATCTGAAGGAGATATGGATCCAATTGAAAATGTAGAAGCTATTCCTGTTAAAGGAACACCTATTGCAGGGGCTATAGATCCTACTGCGGACGTAGACGCAACACCTGTTATGTTAATTATTTGTGAATCATCAATTTCTAACTCACCCACACTAGTTGTCGCTGAAACACCAGAAATTGACGCTGGACCAAATTCTAAGCCTAATGTTCCTACATTAAATGTAGAAGATACTCCAGATATTGATGCAGGGCCAAACTCTAAACCTAAAGTTCCTAAATTTGTTGTCACTGCTCGACCCGTCATTGCAGCAGTTGAATCTAATTTAATAGTTGTGGATCCAACATTTGTTGTGGCTTGTTGACCAGATAAGCCAACCACGTCAGATGGAGCTATCGTACCAACATTTGAAGTTAAATCTTGACCTACTAAAGTAACAATTTCATTAGGGGATTCTCCCCAAGAATTATCTCCCCATGCATCTCTACCCCAACCAACTAAAGTTCCAACATAGGACATTGTTGGTGTTGCAAAACTAGAGGACACACCTGTAAGAACTGTAATTTCTTCCGTTACAATGGTAAGATTACCAACACTAGTTCTTGCAAATTTTAAAAGTTGATCTCCAGATGGTGGATCTGCTACCATTTCTAAAGGAACACTGATACCTTGAACAACTGTTCCTAAAGAAGATGTTGCTTCTATACCACTAGGAGTTACTAATTCATCAGCACCCTCTCCCCAATCTGCGGTTCCCCAAGTTAATCTACCCCAACCTGTTTCATTAAATTCTTCTGCATCACCTAATGACACTGTTGCAGAAACACCTACTACTTCAACAACAGTGTTTATTGATAAATCACCTAAACTAGCTGTAGCCTCTATACCTGTGATATTTGGAACTATAAATTGAGCAGCTACTACTGATCCTAAAGAAGTTGTAGCGGAAATACCTGTAGGTTTTACAGAGTATTCTACACCCCAACCTGAATTACCATACTCTTGTCTACCCCAACCCTCTACGTTAAAAGAAGATTCATCGCCTATTGATGTTGTAGCAGATACACCTGTTAAAGAAACAGTAACAACATTAGAATTCCATGAGTTAGAACCCCAAGAATTTTGTCCCCAGGTAGTTGACATAAGGATGTCCTCCTTATGCTATACGAATAATAGCGTTAGATGCGTCTGCTGTTGGAAATTGAATTGTGAATGTTCCACTTGATACTGTTTTATCACCGCCAAAAGCAATAACGGCAACAGCTTTGTCAGATTGATCGTCGTTATAAATTAATGCACCATTAGCTGTGAAAGATGCTGAAGTAAAACTTACGTCTGCAAAGTCACAAAATGCAGTCGTTCCCGATGTTGTTGGTGTAACGCTTGTTAATGTTGCACCCCCTGCAGAATAAGCAGATCCAGATGTGTTTGAAATTTCATTTGATGTTGAGTAAGCAGTTGTTCCAGCACCTAGAGATGCTGAACTTGTAAATAAAGCTATTTTAAAAGTATCTCCACTAGACGCAGTAAAATTGTGTGTGCCCACTAAAATTTCTTGTTTAAAACTTGTGCAAATTGCTGATGATATAGCCATAATTTTTCTCCTAAGGGTTTGCTGAGGTTATCGGAATACGAATAGCACCATCTGTATAATCGTCTCTTCGTCTTCTACCAACTTGCTCGTTAGCAAACTTTTGTACCTCTTGTTTATATTTATTTTCATATAAAGTCAACATATCTATTGGACCTTTTAAAAACCCATACGCTTCAGATAGACAGCAATATAATAGTCCATTTGGAAAGTTTAAACTAATATAATTAGTGTCATTATTCTCCAATAGTGCAGGAGCTACATTATAATGAACTCTAAATTTATAAGTAGTGTCGGGAGTTGGAGCAAGAATTATTCTTCCAGAAGTGGTATCAGATTCTCCTGTAGCACCACCAAACATCGCATAATATTTAGGTTGCCCTCTTTTAGCAGATTCAGTTGATGGAATATATTCTTGTAAATATGAAATATCTTTTTTTTCTAAAAAAATATTTGCTCCAGTTGTAGCTGATGTTGAATCATAAACTTGGATAGCTCTAATAAAAACTGCTCCTGCCGGACAATTAATTGTTTCTTGACCCGCAACTAAATTACCATCTTGTTGTTTTCTATCTGCATCAATAGGTATATCTCTAAAAATTCTATATTGTGCATTTAAGATTATATTTTCTAAAACAGAATCTGTTAAAACATTTGAGTCTGTTTCTGTGTAACTTTTAATCTGTGTTTTTAATCCTGATGCACTCAATCCAGCCATTATGCTACTATCTCCTGACAAGCTGAACAACTTTTTCTAAATCTTAAATGACTAGAACAATGCTGTGGCTTAGGTTTTTTTACTTCCTCAAATAAAACAAGATGTGGATCTTGTTTTTCTGGTTTAAATATATTTTTTATCCAATTCCAAATATTACTTATCATGGTGTTATTGTAACTGGTCCTGCAGACACAGTTGGTCCTCCTCCGTCTTCTGTTACACTTGCAGTTGCTCCTAAACTAAAAGTATATTTATTTGCAGTTGTAACTGTTATACTAAATCCTGAAGAGTTTTCATATACAGAAAATGCTACACCTCCAGGGCTACCTTGTACATTTCTAAACCTTACAGTATCACTACTAGATCGTCCATGATTATTTTCAGTTACAGTTATAGTTGCTGAAGATGCCGTGGTAGAAAAAGGATTATTTCCTAACATTGCAGCAACCACTGGTTCAGTTCTATCTGGTCTAACATTTCTTAAAGATATGGAATCACCATTCATTGGTTTTGGTTCTAACTGTGGTTGTTTTGGCTCAAACTCTGAAACGTGCACAAAAGCTCCATTCCATTCTCTTACCATTTCTATATAAGGAAATTCCATACCTGATCTATCTGATATTGCTTTTGCGTATTTACCTGTTGCGTATTTTGCCATTATACTCCTGGATAGTATGCTTTTGGTGTTATATATGTACTAGAAGCTGAACCATCTTCTGCTAAAGCTCTTGCAAACTCATCCTCGTAAGCTAATTTTGTAGCTTGAATTAGTTGTGGTTGATATTTTTGTGATAAATAATATGCAAGTCCAGATACCATGCAAGGTACAAATCTAAACGGTACATCGGTTGCATTTGTATAGTCTCCGACATCTTGTATTCTTTTTATAAAAAAGAAGTGCATATCTTTAGATGCGTTTGTTGAATCTGGTGTAGGGTAAATATGTATTGTAACTTTATCAATAAATCTCTCTACCCAATATTGATTAGGTGTTCCTTTAGATAATTTATTTGAAAATCCCGCGTATGTTGATCTATCCACTTTTGTCATAGGACTATCTGATTGTGTTGTCTGTGTTCTATTAGATCTTAATTGTGCTTCAAGAACATCTGAAATTCCAAACACGCTTGCTGGATCAGTGGTTGTAGCTGATGTTCCATCACCACTTGATCTAAAAAAATTGTAGTCCGCTTGACCTTCTATTAAATCTAAATTTGTTGAACCTACTTCCCAATAGTGAATACCTCTATTACCCCATTCTTGAAATAAAATATTAAGTGATCTTCTAGCAGATTTGAGTTGATAACCCGCTACAGAATTTAATCCAATACGTTCGAAAGCATCTTCTATTATTTCATCAATAGAAAACGTTTTGTCGAACGTTGTAGTTCCAGAGGTAGTGTTAGCCATTTAGCCTCCTAGCCAGTGTAGCCGATAGTA